CATGCCCAGGCATAACGATGCGATATAGCCGACACATAGCCCAATGGCGATCCCACCCATGCGTAGCAACGGACTGCTGCAGCAGTTAAAGCCGATCACCACAATCAAAACCAATAAGCCAACGCCGAGATGCTCGTAATTGCCGAACGTACCGCTGCTTTTAGCTGCAAAACCACCGCCAAAATCAATAATGCCAACTTTAATCAGACTTAAGCCGATCATCAGCACCACAATGCCGCTGACGGTAGGCGTAATAACCCGACGTAAATAGGGCAGGATAAAAGAAGAGCCGACAACCAGAAATGCGCCAACGAAGGAGACGCCGAGTAGCGACGACATGATTAACTCTTCGTGAAAACCGTCGCTTTTCATGCTGCTACCCAGCGCAATCATGACCGTAACAAATGAAAAATTGACTGACTGAATTGAAAGTAAACCAGAACCGACGATGCCGTAGCGGTTTACTTGTAACCAGGTACCAATACCAGAGGCGATCATCGCCATAGAAACAAGATAGGCAGTTGTTTCAGCGGAAAGCTGTAAGGCCGCACCCACGATTAACGCGGGGGTTACCATCGGAACGAAAATTGCCAACAGATGGGTAATGGCACCTACGAGAGCCTGATGAAAGGGAGGGCGATCCTCCAGTTCAAATATAAGGTCAGAACCTGCATGGTTTATATCAGACATCCCTTCACTCCTTTTAAAGTAAATTTGATCATCTGAATTAGTAAAATAAATTCCCACGAATTTGGGGCGCAGGACGCCTTGAGAACGGCTTATCTCATTTTCGCAGTCACTATTTAGTCATCGCTCAAACAGAGAAACAGGCCGCCGAAGCGGCCATTTATTACTTATATTTTTTCCAGCGCGGTGAGTATTTTCTCCGGTGTGAAATGCCATTCGCGTAACCAGATGCCGCAGGCATCGTGAATTGCGGTAGCAATCGCCGGAGCGGCACCATTTACACCGATTTCCGAGATCGATTTCGCCCCGAATGGGCCGACTTTATCGTCGCTCGGCACCAGCACAGCGCGGAAATCACGCGGAATGTCACCAATTTTCGGTGCGCCGTAACTGNGTNNATNANNCAGGCTGATTTATAACAGGTGCTTTATGACCAAAGAGCATGCACAAGGTGTATTTATCCGTTTTATTGATTTTCGCGGTGAACTGTTATTACGCGCATCAGCCATTGACGGAGTTGTTCCATCCGAAAAAAACGCAGCTACTTACGTTTATCTGAACGGTACGCGCCTGACTGTGGAGCTTCCGTACCAGACCGTACGAGAAATCATTAGCGAAGCTGAAAAGGCACGTCAGGTTAATGGCGATGACCCCTATATCGAAATTATTTGTATGGATTCAGAAGCTGAAATTCAGAAAGCAGATTAAAGGGCGTTGTGATGGGCAAAGAATATAAAACTCTCATTAACAAAGCACTTGAGCGTTTTTATTTTCGCTTAAGTGCATCAGGCGCTCATGCTGAACGTGCGGCCCGTGACTCATTGACCAGAGCAATCCGAAGTCTGTATGACGTGGCTTTTTACGCTGATGATCTGGATGCACTTAACGAACTTTCCGAGCTGATCTATGCCGCAGAATGCGGGGAACATATTGAACCGTATAAGCTGGGAAATATCGCATGAGTATATTTATCTCATGGCTTGTTCTGATTATTTCGGTGGTCTGCGCCATTGGGATTATGCGAATTATTAATTCAGTAAAAAAGATTGAACGCTTTTTCACTGAAGAATAACCGCGCAAATAAGACCCCAGGTTAAATAAGAAAATGTGAAAACAATCCGCATTCGCGGAGGTATTCGCACACGCCAAGGAGGCGTAATGGCAATTAAGCATTTTCCCGTCGTTCGTTTCACCTCCAAAGGACGTGAATACGAAGTTGACGAACGCCTGATTACCACAATCGACAAACACCGTTCAGAAAAGGATGCACATCACATCTATCTCACTGACGGCACTTACTTTTGCGCCACCAACGTGGTGCAGGTAAATCTTATCAGACAGGTACAGGAGTCACGCAGATGACCATTCTGGACTACATCGCTGCCAATCCGGGTTGTAGCGGTGGAGAAATCGCCGCAGCACTGAATACACCAACCACAACCATTAATGCGGAGCTACGCCGTCTCTGGCGCAGCGGTTCAGTCATAAGAAAAGAGCGCAAAACAGGCGGTCGCTTTTCTTATCAGGTAAACCCGATGCCGTTTGGGTGTAGCAACCCACTAACCCAGATGTTCAACCAGCTACTGAGGGAAATCAGAGCATGAGCACCTCCAACTGCCGGAAACCACGTCGGGCTTCAGCAGCTCATCCGGCAGCAAAACAAACTCCATTAATTCCTGTTCCGGGTCTTTCCTGCACCTTGTGGCGGGAGGCCTTCGCACATCTGTAACAAGAGGATTGCCGCAATGATTCTCGCCAACGACTTTCTTGAATACCTGCTCAACACAGAGCGTGATCTTGCCGTTCGCGTGCGTGAACGTTATGACATGTACCTGAAATCCCTGCTTGTACCGCAGCTCGCTGACGGAAAGATTGTTATTGATGGTCGCTACATGATTGACAGCCACGAGGGAAATTACAGGCTTTACCGCATTGAAGGTGGCACCCCGTCCGTTATTGGCATTTACCAGCGCCCATCCTCTGCAATCGTCAATGTGATTGCCGACAGCATCCGCATCACACATCGCCATGCCGACACAGAAGACACCGTGCTGGAAATTCAGCGGCTGGCTACAGTCTGCCGCGACACCCTGAATGGCATGACGAAGTAAATCACTATGACGGCAGAGTACATCAGGGACTGGCAACAACCGCGCCACGCAGTGGGGCGTGAAGGAACGGGGATCCCCGCTCCTGAATCCGCGCTTTCCTCCTGGCTGGATGCCTACCGGGCAGAGAACGAGCGCCGCCAGGAAATGGCTGATGCGGCGTTCTCCGCCACGCCGCTGGGCAACCTGATTAATAAAAGCCTGGACGCACAGGAAAAACAGGACAAAACAATCACACTGGCAGGAGACGCCAGAAAACAGGCACGCGGCGCGGTAGATGAGGCCATGGCCTCACTGCGCCTGCTGCCGTCCTATCTGCGCGATCCGCTTATTCGCCACCTCTCCTTNNTTGGCGACTGTCATCCCGGAAACCATCCCTGCCACGGCGGCGGTGACTTTGCCGGGTTTGATAATTTTTGA